GAAACGGAACGGACCTTCGTCGGGCCCGCCGCACAATGTGGTTTCGGATTCGGGAACATGGCGATGGCATCCGTCGCACTCGCACTCGCCTTCCCGCGGGGGCAGCTTGACGATCGTATGTGAATCCCGAATCTTCAGGGTCCGGGCGACGCGCTCGGCATCGGCGCGATGATCGAACCGCGCGGCTTCGTCGGCGATGATGGTCATCGACCGGATGCGCCACTCGGGAATGAATGGCGCGTGCGGCTCCGAAGCGCTCCGGAGCTGATAGACGCCCTGCACGAACATTGCCGGGCAACCTGGGGCATTGATCTTGATCGCGTACATGTGTGGCTCCTTTGTGGTTCAACCAATGACCGAGCTTCGCGCATCGCGATTCGCAGCCGCCTTTTCGACCGGCATCGGAACGCGAAGGTTCTCGCAGGTCTTCCGCATATCCGAATACGCCTCGTCAAGAACGAACCGGATTTCATCCGCCGAATACGGAAGCGTGACGGTGATTCGGGCCAGGAACTCGGAATCCGCCTTGCGAATCTGATCTTCCAGGTAGTTAAGCGTGCGGGAGAGAACCGGAGTTTCGTCGGGGAATGCCCGTGCATTCAGGCACGGGCCGTAGGATCGAAGGGCTCCGATGAGAGCTCGGACAGACGGGATGTACAGACTTGAAAGTTTCGTTGTCATGTGTGTGGCTCCTTTGTGGTTCAACCGGCGACGGCTTCGTCCTCGCACGCTTCGGCGATGCCGCTGCTGAAACTGTCGGCGACTTCCTCTAGCGTCCGCTCGCCGAAGATTCGGACGGCATCGGTCGGAATGTGGAGGCGCCAGCCGGTGACGACGCCGCCGTCGGTGATCGCGACTTCGGCGACGCTCGCGTAGACCATCAATGGATGGCTCGGGAATGCCGACGGCGTATATGCGAGACGGGTAACGAACACGGTCGATCCCTCGGGAATGACAAGCTTGCCGTAGACGAGGTTGTCATTGTCGACGATGTTTCGGGAAACGGTTCCGATGGCGACGGTGCGGGTCGGTTCAAAGGCGGTCATGTGTGGCTCCGAATACGGTCCGTATTGCTTTGGGCGACGGTCGCCCGCACCGCGCCCGGTCGCATCGGGCGCGTAGCGGAGGATCGGCGGTCAGTCTCGGGCGCGATAGAAAACCTCGTTATGCCAGCTGCGAATCTCGCGCGCGTCCGCGGTCAGAATCCAGTCGATATGCTCGGCGACCGTCTCGGTATGCGGGTCCATATCCACGATCTCATGTGCGAACGGCTCCAACCCGATGGATTCCAGCCGGTCGATCGCGCGGCGTCTCAGGGTCGAATTCACGCAACACCCCCTTCCGGGCAGGTGATCCACATGTTCGCGATCGATTCCGCCGCGGCGAGCTCGCGCTCGCATCGCGTGATTTCGTAGCCGTACATTGCGTCGCGCCCGGCCTCGGCCGAGCCGGGAATCCGGAACGCCTTGACGGGAACCGCGCGACCGTGAATCACGTCGGCGCCGGTGCGGCATTCCCGGCGAAACTTCGCGCGGACGCGCCGGAGATCGGCGACGCGCGTGCGCCAGTAGTCGCGGGTCGCGACGGCGTCCGCCGTCGTCGCCAGGCGCTTCAGGTCGTCGGGAGCGGAGAGGGACGCGCGGACGTCTCGCGCCATCATGCCGACGAGAATCACCACATGCTCGCCAGCGATGCGCATCGTAACTTCGATTCCACCGGCTCCGTTGACTCGGAATCCGCAGCGGATCGCGCGATCCTGAGCGGCGTAGCTCCCGAACTCGGTCGCCTCGGAACGCGCGTGATCCCGGATCATGCGCTCGGCGCGACGGATCAGCGTATCGCCGACGCCGCCGGGCGTGCTCCAAATCTCATCGGAGATGATGAGGAAATTCGGCGCGATGGCGCCGGTCTCGGCGAATTCCGGGAAGCGGTTCGCGATGTACTGCGCGGTCGCATCTTCGTCAATGCTCCCGATCTCGCGCAGGCAGACGATCGATTCCATGTGTGGCTCCTATTCTGCGGCCGAGCCGCGTTAGTGGAAAGATAGCACTACCATCGGCGCGATGCAACCCGGAGTCTAAATTTTTCTAGACGCCCATCGAATACGGTCCGTATTCGCGTATATGCGCGGGCGCAGCGCGCGCGATCGCGCGGGAATGCATGCGGCCGGACGATGCGAGCCGACTGCGGAGCCAAGTCGCTACCGGCGCCGATGCGACGGACGCGCGCCGATGGATCGAAGCTGCGACACATGCGAACATGTGTAGCAGCATCCCGGATGCGCGCGGATGCACGCGCGAAGCGACGCGATCGCAACGGGCGGACCGGCCTGGCGACGGCGGTCGACCCTAACAGATCCCGACCCTAACAAACCCCGACCCTAACGGACACCAAAAATTTCCAGCGCTCCAGCGCCCGCAATCCGGTCCGGCCGAGCCGAACGGCGACGCCCAAAAAACTCGGAAAACTTCGCGAAAAACTGCGCAGCGGCGCCGCATCGCGCCGATGATATAGTACAATCGTACCGCGGCGCTACGCCGCAGAATGGAGCCTACACAATGAATCGCCGTACCTTTACCCGTGCGCAGGCCGACCGCGAACTTGCCGCCGTCGGAGCCTTCCTCATCATCGTCCCGATCCTCTTCGGCATCGCCGCCGCCATCATCGGATGAATGGAGCTAATGCAATGACGAACCCGACCCCCGCCGCAATTCTCGCGCGACTCTCCGAGTCGGAGTATCCGTCCGCGCGCCGCGCCGCGCGGACGTTCCGAACTGTGATTCGCGCGACTAAGACCGGCGACCGGCGAGCGCTCAACCGCGCGATTGATCGCCTCGACCGCGCCGGGCACGGCACGGGCGCGATTCCGCCCGACGCCATCAACACGCTTGATGCGTTGACTTGGGCGCAAGAATACGCCCACGGTTGGCGCGCGGATTCTGTCATCGTCTTCTTTCGGCCGCGCGCCTAGCGGAAACTTTTTCCCCCCAGCCCCCAACCCAAAAGGGAAACCATGAACATCGCACTACCTCAGATTCACCCCGCCGCGCGCGCAGCGCTCGCGCTTCCCCCGTTCGAGACTCCGGAATGGCGCGCCGACTTCGGACGCGGCATCCGGCTCGCGCTCGGCGCGGCCGGCGCGCGCCCTGGATACCTCGCGCTCGCGATCGATCGCATGCGCGATGCCCTCGAGGGTACGGACCTTTACGAAGTTTCGGCGCCGGGCGCGAGCGGAAATACGAAGCTTGCGAAAAATGCCGCCGTTACGCTCGCATTCACCGGCGCGAGCGGCGCCGATTCGGGCACGTTCAACCCCTGCCCGGCGCTCGGGGCGTGTGCGAGTTTTTGCGTGCTCGGCGCCACCTGCGGGCGCGCGCGAATGGCGCCCGATGCCATCATCGGCGCCCGTCGTCGTCGCCTTATCGCGATGCGCGCGCATCCCGTCGCTGCGGGCGCCATGCTCGCGAGCCGCGCGGCCGCGGCTCGGCGACTCGCGAACGCGCTCGGCATCCGATGCATCGCGCGGATGAATGTCGGAACCGATATCGGATTCGAGTCGATCCCGGAACTTACCGACATGCTCGGCCGCTTCGCGATCGACGCTTACGCGTACACTAAGCGCCCGGCCGCGGTCCGCTCGGCGATGCGCGGCGCCGGATACGCGGGAGCCACTCGCATCGTTTACAGTTATTCCGAACGGGCTTCCGACTCGCTCGCGTCGCAGTATCTCCGCGCGGGCGGAAACGTCGCCGTCGTCGTCGGCGGGCTCGGCCGCACCGACCCGGCCGAGAGTTTCGATACCTTCGAAATCGCGGGCGAGCGCTTCCCGATCGTCTCGGGCGACGCGACGGACGATCGGACGACCGACGCGCCGGGTAGCGTCGTCGCCCTGCGCGGCAAAGGGCCGCTTGCGAGCTCGGCCGGGCTCGACTCGGCCGACCCGTACGGATTCGCGATCCGGCCGGACGATCCGCGGCTCGGCCGGAGGTGATTCGGCCGACTCGCGACGAGCGGCGCCCGGTCTCGGCCGGGCGTCGTCGTTTTTGGGCGACGCTGGCGCCAAAAAATTCCCCCCCCGCGGGCGCGCCGGAATCGCGTTTTTCCGGCTGGCGAAAAATTTTTTCTTGACTCGGCGACGCGCGACGCCGTAGCATCAATCTCCGAAGCACGGCGGGCGCTGCGATTGAATGCGAGCCGGCCGCGCGGAGCGGGCGCCGGCGCCGGCCGGCCGAGTCGGCGACGCCGGCCGAACATGCGAGAACCCGAGCGGGCGACGGAACGGCCGAGCATGCGACCGAGCGGCCGGGCGATGAAGAGGCCGGGCAGCGAACGCACACACGAACGAACGCGGGGAACGGGCGCGAGCGCTCAGCCGATGCGGCCGGGCGTCGTCGGCGTCGGCGTCTACGATCGGTCGAAGGTAGACGCGCGGCCGCGCGCGACGCCGGACCGCGGCCGCGGGCGCCGATCGTATTCACCGGACCACGGGGGGGGAGGGGTCGTACAAACCCCCCTCCCAACGAACTGACCCTCTGGAACTTTCCGGGGCATGGTTGTTTGACCCCCGTGTGTGCAGATTGATCGCAACAAAACTTGCGTTAGACGCTCGTTGCAGACAGCGAAATCGCAAATGTTGTTGCGATTGTGGGTCTGTTGTCTAGGATGCGTTCTGATGACGCAGGTGGGCGATCTTTCGTTGGACGAGTTCTGGTTCGGCTGTCGCGAGGCGCCGCATTGGTTTGTGCCGTATGTGCTTGGGTTCGAGAATTCGGGCCTGCACGACGAGCTGCAATGGCATCTGACGGACAACGACGATGCGTACTGCGAGCTGCCTCGCGGTCATGGGAAGACGAATCAGATGGTTGGTCGGGTGTGCTGGGAGATCGGTCGCGATCCGCACATCCGGGTGAAGATCGTCGGGTCGTCGGATGACGAGGCGACGAAGACTGTGACGATGATCCGGAAGATCGTGCAGTCTGAGGAGTTTCGGAACGTGTTTCCTGGGGTGGAGCCTGACAAGGATTCGTCTTGGGGGAACACGGCGTTCACGGTGAAGCGCAGTAAGTTCATGCGCGACCCGACGGTGGAGGCTGTGAGCGTGTTTGGTCGTGCGGGCGGTCGTTCGGACCTGCTGATTCCCGACGACATCTGCGATCTCCGGAACTCGGTGCAGCAGCCTTCCATGCGCGAGCAGGTGAAGGAGGCGTGGACGACGATCTGGTTGCCGACGCTGGACAGGTCTGGCGAGAGGCCGAGGATCTGGAAGTTTGGCACGCCGTACCATGTGGCGGACATCACGGCCGACTGGCGGGCGTATCACGACGATCATGGCGGGGTGTTTCGCCGGCCGGTGCGTGGGTATGAGAGTCCTTGGCCGGAGGTCTACACGTCGGAGATGATGCAGAAGCTCCGGGCGCAGTATGGGCCGATCGCGTATGCGCGGGCCTACGAGCTGTCGCCTGTTTCGAGCGACCAGTTGGTCTTCGACCATTGGTGGCTAGATCGGGCCTTCTACGAGAACGCGATTCCGGATTTCGTGCGTGCGACGGGGGAAGTCATTGCCGCCACGGACTTTGCGTTCAGCGAGAAGACGGTTCGCAAGGGCGACCCGGACTACTCGGTTCTTGTCGTCGGCGTTCGTTCCCTCGACGGCATGTGCTATCTCGACAAGGTGATCCGTGCCCGCGTTCCGTTCCCGGAGTGGATGCGGATCTGCGCTCGCGAGTGTCGTCAGATGGGCGTGTCGATGCTGATGGCGGAAGGCAACGGTCCGCAGGCCGGCCTGGTGCAGCAGCTTGCGATGGCCTGCGAGACGACGAGCGTGATCCCGGTGATCCGGACGAAGGACAAGCTTTCGCGCGCGAGCGAGAAGCAGTCTTTCGTCGAGAGCGGCCGGCTGCGGCTGCGCGGCGAGAAGGGCCGCGTGAGCAGGGAGCATGCGGTGCTCTACGAGGAGATGACTACGTTCCCGGCCGGCGACCATGACGATACGGTCGACGCCGTGGTGGACCTGATGGAGGCTTGCATCAGATCCGGTTATGGCATGAGCGACAGGCCGAGGCTGACCGAGAGCGGCAAGGGCAGGTACTGGAGGCTTTATGGATGAGCTGATGAACGCCGGCGAGGCCGACGTGCAGATTCCGCGCGAGATGGCCGCTCCGATCGCGCTTCCGATCGAGATGCAGCGCACTTTCTTCGCGAGCGTCGCGAAGATGCTGCGCAATCCGTCCCTTGCGTACCGCAAGGACCGGACGCTGATGAAGCAGATGAGGAACGACCCCGACTGCATGGGGCCGCTCAACCAGCTTCAGGTCTCGATCGCCGGTCTTGAATGGCAGGTGAAGCCGTTCGACTCGCGCGACCCGATGCAGGAGGAGATCGCCGAGCGCACGCAGGAGATCTTCGCGCGCACGCCGCGTCTCGCGGACCTGATCCGGCATCTCCTCGACGCCGTGTGGTACGGGTCGAGCGCCGCGAACATCATGTACGAGCGCAAGTCCGACGGCGTGGTCGTGCCGTCGGACTGGCTTCCGTTCCATCCGGACACCCTCGCCGTCAACCTGGAGGGCGAGCCGGCGATCCGCGTCGGACCGCGGTACTACTCGGACATGGACGGCACGGGTGGAGAGACGCAGCAGGGCTTCGACTCGCGCGTCCACGTCCTGACTCCGATCGAGCGGCGCGCGGTCGTGTGGCACCGCTACATGGTGACCGGGCCCGACTTCGACGATCCCTACGAGACGGCGTATGCATATCTCGGCAAGGGCGTGCGCGACACGGTTTGGTGGTACTGGAACCTGAAGCAGGCCGTGCTTCAGAACTGGGCCACGTTCGCGGAGCGCTACGCGCAGGGCATCCGGGTGGGCTACTACCCGATGGCGGTCAAGGGCGGCAAGGAGGAGATGGAGAACATCCTGCGCAACCTCGTCGGCGACGTGAGCGCGGTCGTGCCGCGCCAGACGCCGGGGCAGAAGGATTACGAGATCGAGATCAAGGAGCCTGCGGCCGCTCGCGCTCAGGTGTTCGCCGATCTCTGCGAGTGGCTCTCGAAGAACATCAAGGAGCTCATCGTCGGGCAGAGCGCGACGAGCGAGGCCGTCAGCACGGGTCTCGGGTCGAACGTCGCGAGCCAGCATCAGAAGACGTTCACGCGTCAGATGAAGTTCGTCGCCGAAGGTCTCGGCGAGACGATCACGCACCAGTTCCTGCGCGAGATCGTCGACATGAACTTCGGACCGCAGGACGTGTATCCGCGCTTCGAGTTCTCCGTCGAGAGCCCCGAGCTTGAGAAGAAGCTTGAGGCCGTCCGCATCTTCGTCAACGAGCTCGGAGGATCGGTCAGCGAGGCCGAGACCCGCAAGATGCTCGGACTCGGAATTCCCGAGATCGACGAGCCCGTGCTGACCGGCAAGATCCGCGACGTGATCCCGGAGATCTCCGACGGCGCTCCTCCCGAGGACGACGACGGGCAGAAGGTGCTGTCCTCCCGCGAGGTCTTCTCGCGCATGTCGGAGAAGGAGCTGCGTCGCGAGGCGGTCCGCCGCCGGCGCAAGGGCAGGAAGGCGAGCGGAAACTGCGGCAACGGCTTCGGCGGATTCACCGACTCGAACCGCTGCGCGGCCGGCGAGCACGACTACCCGAAGGACCGGAAGAAGCCGCGCAAGAGCAGGAACGCGCGCGAGGTCGGCGACTGCGTCGTCGAGAAGCACCGCGTGCTCGTCGGAGAGGGATACGACGACGACCAGGCGTGGGCGATCGCCTACGAGATGTGCGGGAAGACGGAGAACCGCCGTCGTCCGCAACACTCGACCGACAGCCAGGCCGCTCTCGACCGCATCGAGGATCTCGTCGGCGACGGCATGAGCGTCGAACAGGCCGTGCGAGTCACCGACCGCGAGTCGATGCGCACCGACGAGTTCGAGCGCGATGAGAAGAAGGGCGAGAAGGAGACGTTCGAGGACGGCTTCAAGCCGCCGGAGTCCGTCGCCTCGAACGCGCGTCGAGCGCTTGAGGTCCGCGACGGCAAGCCCGAGTCGGAGCGAGGCATGACGAGCGTCGGCCTCGCGCGAGCCCGAGATCTCGCGAACAGGCGCAGCCTCTCCGAGGACACCGTCCGTCGCATGGTGAAGTACTTCACCCGCCATCAGTCCGACAAGAAGGGCGAGACCTGGGACGACAAGGGCAAGGGCTGGCAGGCGTGGAACGGATGGGGCGGCGACGAAGGATGGTCGTGGGCCCGCGGAATCGTCGAGCGTCTCGACAAGGAGCGTGGCTCTTGATCGAGATGCGCAGGGTCGAGGGCATGATGGACCGCGTGTGGATGCGCGGGCTTTCCTCCCGGCTCTGGCGTCGGATGGGTGTCGAGGTCGGCAAGGCGCTCGTGGATTCGCACCAGCGTGGTGCGTCCATGTACATGACGGTCCCAAACGTCCGCGCCGACCTCGACGCCTTCCGCAGGCGAGGCATGGAGATGGCAACTGTCGCCGAGGCCGAGACGGGTCGGAGATACGGGAATGTCGCCGCGATCCACGGAGACGAGCTGACGGCGATCCTGTACCTGCTGTTCTTCGACGCCGACCCTGCGAACGTCCGTCCGGTCAGACGCGGTATTCCCGCGGCGATCTCGCGGCGCGCCGCATTCAACGACATCCCGATGGCCGCGGCGCGCCGTGCCTTCGAGGTCATAACGGAGGACGATGTTGCTCGCGATCTCGCTCTATCTTTTCCTTCGCGCTCTCGTCTCGCGGCTCGGACGGAGGTCCGAAGGGCACTCAACGTCGGAATCGCGGACGCGGCTATATCCGAAGGTCGTGATCCTTCGGTCGCCGACCCGATGAGGCCGTTCGTTCGAGAGGTGACCTATCCGCTCTGGGAGATCCGGGAAATCATGGACCGGCGGACGCGCGGAAATCCGAACGGCGACTTCCCCGAGGGTAGCCATTGGCAGGTCAACGGGTACATCAGCACGATGGAGGAGATCGTCCGTCAGGACTGCGTCCCGCCATGCGGATGGAACTGCCGCGCCGCGCTCGTCCCGGTCGGCTTTGAGCGCGCGCGTCGGCTCGGTCTGCTGCGCGACGACGACCGGATCGACTGGGAGGCGCTGCGCCTCTACAACCAGACTAGGCAACCTTACATCGACAACGGGCTCTATCCCGACCGGGGATTTAGATAACTGTTAGATGAAACGGAACTATAAGTTCCATTATCTACACTTTTATCGTCCGTAATGATGGTTTCTTATTGCTTTTAATGCGCTTCGCGCTGTCAATACCGGCATGACGGGATCTCATGCCATTGCGGAGAACGGTGACAAGGTCGTCATTCGGCGGCTTGAGCTGTTCTCCGGATACGACCCGTCGATCGACGATGGCTCGGACGATGAGATTCGGAAATTCAACCGCAGCAAGGTGCGGCGAATCGTCGATCGGACGCGTCAGTTCATCAACAGGCGCCAGCATCCGCGGATCGTGATCCTCCATTCGCAGGAGGACCACAGCGAGCCGAAG